GGCACAAGCTTCTTTGATGAGAATAAACAAGAGGCTGGTTATACTCTTGACCCTACCCTACAGGCATTTCGTAATGCTATGTACGGTGGGGCTGGTGAGTTTATGGGACAGATTCAAACTGACCCAACCGCAGCAGCTCAACAGTATTATAACCAACAACAGGGGTTAATGGCTGGTGGGCGTGGTGCAGAGGATATTGCCCTGCGTAACCAACAACTCCAGTCAGGTCGTATTGGCCTAGGCTTATCAGGCGCATCTCAGGGTGCAGGGGCTGGTACAGGGTATGTTAACCCAGAACAGTATCAGCGTGATCTAGCTAGGGCACAACAAGATCAAGCATTGGCTGCCTCATCTACACAACTGGCTCAAGCAGATATTGATCGTTCAATCGCTCGTGGTACTGGCTTGTTACAGACTGGTATGGGTATTGAGCAGATGGGGTTACAGCCTCTCCAGATTGGTGCTGACATTGGTAACCGTGTTGCTACCGCTGGCGCTAACCAAGGGCAAATGTTGTTAGCTGGTGGTACTGCTGCCGCTAACGCTAACCTCGCAGGTGGTTTGGCTGGTGCTGGTATGTTCGGTAACCTTGGCGCATCTTTGATGAAACAGCAATTCGGTACTAAGACTTAATAAGGAGACAACATGGCAAGTGAAATTTTAGGGTTGTTCGGTGGTCAAAGCCCACAACAACTACGCAATGCTTTCTTGGATAGCACAATGGTGTCCCCTCAGCAGATGGCGCAACAAGGGTTGTTACAGCAAGTTGTCTCTATGGGTCAAAACGCTGGTTCAATGATTGGCGCTGGAGCAGGTCGTTTGTTTGGTGGTAAAGTGCCCGGTGAGGTTGAGCAGGAGACAATTGCAAATATCTATCAAGATATACAGAAACTTGACTTACCAACAGAGAGTGCTAAGTATAAAGTGTTTGCGACAAAGTTGGGAGAGGCTGGTCTTTCACAACAAGCGGCATTGGCTAGTAAAAAAGCATCTGAGGCTTATTCCTCTGAGTTAAAGAATAAAGAGACGTTGTTAGGTATTGAAGGTCAAACGTTAAAGAACACTTTAGATCGAGCAACCATTATGCCGAAGGTTAAGGCTGCTTTTTTAGCTAACGAAACAGCGCAAGCAGCTTTAGACAAATCTAAACAAGATCTTGAACTAGCTAGTAAAATTAACCCCACCAAGGTAGCCCAAGCTAAACAAAACTTAGCAACAGCGCAACAAGCTTATGCACAAGCTGATAAAACAAATCCTGTTGTTTTAGCCCAAGCTAGACAAACCTTGGCGACAGCACAACAAGCTTATGCACAGGCTAATAGGATTGACCCACTTGAGGTAAAGAAAGCTCAACAAGCTTTAGCAACAGCGCAACAAGCTTTTGCACAGACAAAGGCTCAGATGGCACAATTTGAGGCTTTGAACCCAGATGTTCTTGCGCAAGCAGCATTGCAGACACAAGCAGATCAAATGAATGTTAACAAGCAAGTATCACTTCAGGCTGCTAGACAACTTATGTCTGAGTATCCAAAAGGTTCTGCTGAGTATAACGCTGCTCTTGATAACATTTTAGCTATTCAATCTCCTAGTTCGTTAACGCCTAAGCCAGTTAACTTTGGTACTGATAGGGAGGCTTATTCTTCTGCTATGTATGGTGGTAAGTCGTTTAAGGATTTAACACCCACTGAACAAGCTGATGTTAATCTGAAATTGAAAGAGAAGTCTGTCACTGTTGCTAGAGCTGGTGCTTATGAGCTTGGTAAAGATTTAACAGCTTTTGATGACGCTATTAAAGATAACACAGTTTCATTCCAAGCTGCTCAGTCGGCTAAAAAGTTGTTGCGAGAAGCTAAAGCGTCTAATAACCCTGATGCGTGGGAAGCTGCTAGAACTACAGTGGCTCGTGCTGTTGGTAAGAGTAAGTTGTCCAATGAGGATATTAAGCGATTAGGTGGTTCTCCTGAAATTGTGCAAGCTGTTAAAGATATAACATCTAAGGCATTCACAGGAACTCCAACAATAGACACTAAGAATAAGTTGTATGCCGTGGCTAGTATCATTGAGCGCTTTGAGGCAGAGCAGATTAACAAACAAGCTGATCGGTTTACAGCGGCAGCGGCTGAGGCAGGGTTTTCTAAAGACCCCGGAGTTTACTTCCCTAAAGTTACGACAGATGGTGTTGTTAAGTACAAAGATTTAGATTAAAGGTTTATTATGGCAGAAACTCGATCAGTAGAGCTACCTAATGGTATCGTTATCGAAGACGTACCAATGGAAGCTACTAAAGAAGAAATTAAAGAGAAGGCTATCCGAGGTGGTCTAGCTACGATAGAGGATTTCGCTAGGGAAGATGAGTTACCTACTTCTAGTGCTTTAGCCGAGGATGCCAGATTCAGAGCTAATGCCCCAGAGAGGACTTTTTCAGAACAGGCAGCTCCTTATGTTGAAGCGGCTATTGAAGGGGCAGCGGCTGTCCCTATCATGGCGGCAGGGGCTAGAGGGGCACAACTGCTTTATCGTGGCTCTAAAGCTTCCCCCTACATCGCTGACTTAGCCCGTAGTCTTATGCCGAGATCAGCAGGGGGTTTAGTCACTGAGGGTGTTATTGGTGCAACAGGTGCTGTGGCTGGTAAGGCGGCGGGTGAGCAATTTCCTGAAGGCTGGCAACGTAACTTAGCTGGCATGGTTGGTGGTGCTGCCCCAGGACTTGTTATTTCCCCTACTCGTAATCTGGCGACTATGGTTGCTAACCGAGGGGCTGGTCAGGAAGGTATTGAAGCTTTAGGTGAAGGGGCTAAGGCTTCTGGTGTAGTAAGGGCTAAGGCACAAGCAAAAGTGGCTTTTGAAGCTAATGATGCTCTTTCTTCTACTTTAATACAATCAGGTAAAATACAAGAAGCTACTGGAGTTAGCTTACCTATATTGGCAGCGGCTAACGGCGACCTAACTATTTCTGGTTTTATTGCTTCTCAGGCGGCTAAAGGTGACAACGCTGGCTTTACAGCGGCTATGCGTCAACAGTATGAGACTGCTGAACAACAACTAACTGCATTTAAACAGGGTAAAGCCCCCACGATGCAAGAAGTTGATGCTTTGGTTAAAAAACGTGCAGCGGATGTTAAGGCTAAGAATGAGCAGTTTGAGATTGACTTCGCGGCTCGTAATGCTGAGGCTGAAAAAACTGTTAAAGATTTAACAGATAACATTGTTGAAGCATCCTCTCAACTACAAGTTACTGGCGCTTCAGACATGGGGGCTCGCTTGACCAATATGGTTAAGGCTAAAGAAGCTACAATTCGTAAGAGTTTAAGCCCTCTATACAAGAAAGTTTTAGAGTCAGCAGAGGCAGCAGGAATTAAACTGCCTAAAGAGAATGCTCAGGCTTTAGTTGCTTTTGTTAATGATGAGGCGAATAAGGATGTCTTCTCTAAGTTTCCTGCTCTATATCGTCAGATTAAAACTAAATGGCAAGCTCCTACCCCTGTTAGCTCTAGGATACAAACTAAGTATCGTATTGCTAAACAGCCAGCAAACGCAGTAGCTAATGATGTTAGTGTTAATGATTTAGACAGCTTGAAGCGTAATGTTAACAAAGCTATCAATGATACGGATGACAAAGATCAGCTTCGTATGTTGTTTGAATTAAAGCGAGAGGTTAACAAAGCTATTGATTCTGTAGACCCTGCGTTTAGTGCCCCTTACAAAGCTATTGACCAAAGGTACGCACAAGAACTTGGTATCCCTTTTAATGAGCAGGGTATCTTGCAGGTTAGTCGGGCTAAGTTTGTAGAGAATACAGTACCTACGTTGACAAGCAAGACAAGTAGCCTGAAACAAGCCTTAGCTGTTATTGGGGATGACCCTGAGGGTATACGCCTTGTAGAGGATGCTTTCATTACGGCTGTCGCTAATAATCGAGCTATCGTTAACACCAACACACTTGAAGTTAACCCTCAGCAACTTAAGCGGTGGATGGTAGCTAACAAGGAGAAGCTGGATTTAGTGCCTAGTATACAGAAGCGACTAGAAGACTTGGCTGCTGGTGTTACTAAGATTGGTGATGAGAGAACTGCTATCTTAGCTGCCACCAAGCAGGATAAGGTAACATACTTAGAGGACGTCTTAGGGGAAGCTTTTAACACATCAGGTAGTATTCAGGGTTATATTAACAATGTTATGAAGAACCCTGCTAAACTGGATGATATGTTAGCCCGTATAGATGGCGATCAAACAGCCACAGATGCTGTTAAGGCAACTATGCTGGATATACTTACATCAGGAGGCAATAACCCCTTGCAATGGTTTGACGCGAATATTCCAGCAATGGCTAAAGTGTTTGGTGGTGATAGTATTCCTTCATTGCGTTATGCGGTTGAAGCATCTGAAAGGTTAGCAACTAATCCTGCTACGTTAAAAATCAACCCGAGTACAACTAACAAGTCTGAGTTTGAGAAAGGGACAGGATCAAAATTTTCTCAACTTATTGGTGAGTTACGAAATCAGATTATAACTAAAGCTCGTGTTGTTATAAATGCTGGTTCACGCTATTTACAAGGTAAAGCCTCACGATCAGAAGCAGAGGCAATGCAAGACTTTTTGTTAGACCCTGACTCGTTAATTAAATATGGTGAGTTAGTAGCAGAGGTTGAAACTAAAGGGATGACGGATAGAGCTATAGGTATAGCAAAGGAACTCTTTCTAAAGACAAGTTCCACTTATGCAGCAGGAGCTACTGTAGGAGGCTACCAAGCCTACTCTAGTGACACCCCTTATCAGGAGTACCAACCATCTGATCCGAGCCTGTTAGAAGGGTTCTGATCCAATAACAAAGCCCCTAAGCAGTGATGCCTAGGGGCTTTTTTTTAGTCTTCTATTTCTAAGACCTCTTGATCTAACTCAGAGAACTCCCCAATGTAGATGGAGAAGAAGGGGATTTTGATGATAAGCCCCTCATAGGCGGCTATAAACCTACCCTCCTCATCCCCTACCACATGGCAGATGTTGTCGTTATGTTCGATGTCGAAGCCAATGCCTAGCCGCATGTTAATGTTAATCATTTGTTATCCTCATGTTTAATCCGAGCGATGATGTAATTCTTAACCAAACTACTACGAACAATGTCAGCGATGGAGAACTCAATCTCTGTAAACTCCTTCATTGAGCGCAGGATGGTTAAGAACTCAAGCAACCCACTCTTATCATCCCTCTTCTTTAAGTCCACCTGTCGATAGTCACCGCATAAGAAGAACTTAGACGTGTGACCGATACGGGTGATGATGGTGTCCAGCTCGTGCATCGTACAGTTTTGACTCTCATCAAGGATAACGATAGCATTGTTAAACGTAGTCCCTCGGATAAAGGAGGTGGACAAAAACTCGACATAACCCTGCTCCACCAATCTATCCCAAGCGTCTTTGCGTTTAAACAACTCAGCCGCTATCTGCTTGTACGGCTCAGTAAACTGGTTCATCTTCTCCTCAGCATCACCCGGCAAGTGCCCCATCTCCCTACTCTGCACACTACTACGGATAATAACAAGCTTGGCGTAGGGGTTACTCTTATCCATAACCTCCTCAAGCGCCTTGTAGAAAGCGATGTATGTCTTACCCGTACCAGCTACCCCAGACAGCGCACAGAAGTAATGACCCTGTTGGTAGGCATCAAAGAACTCCTTTTGCTTCTCTGTCTTAGGACTGATTGTTAACATGTCATCCAGACGCATCTTCAACCCATGTTGCGGTTTAGAATCTGCGTCCGTTGCTCGTTTCTTTGTTACCATTAAGCTGCCTTACCCCATACATCATCCCATGTGCCGTTAGTGGCTCCTTTGGAATAATCTGTTACACGTTGTTCAAAGAAGTTAGTGTGGCTTACGCCTAGCATACCATCCACCCAAGGCAGAGGATTCTTCTTCACCTTAAACACACCCTTCATACCCATACTAATCAGGCGACGGTCAGCGATGTAGCGGATATACTCCTTCACCTCTTCTGCTGTCAGCCCCTCTACGTCATACATACCGAAGGCTAGGTCAATAAACTTATCCTCTAGCGCCACCATCTCCTTAGCGATTTCCTTCACACGGTCGCTTGAGCTATCTTTAGGGTTCTGTTTAACCCAGTCACGATAGACCTTAATCATCCCCTCAGCGTGTTGCGTCTCATCCACGATAGACCAAGCAATGATCTGGCCTAACCCCTTGAGCTTACCATGCCGGGCAAAGTTAAGCAACATAACAAAGGAGGAGAACAGTTGCATACCCTCACCAAAGGCGCTGATCGTGGCAATCTTCTCTGCCATCGGTGCGTCACCTAGGTTCTGGTAGTACTCATGCTTCTCCACCATCTCACCATACTGTAGGAACTCGTTGTAGGTACTCTCAGGCAACCCTAGTGTTTCAATCAGGTGAGCGTAGGCGGCGACGTGCAAAGCTTCTCGTCCGGCAAAACCACTCATCATCATCCGCACCTCTGGTTGCTTGAACACGGGGAGGTAGTGTGTGTAGTACCCATCTCCAATGTCCAAGTCACCCTGTACAAAGAAGCGTAGGATTTTGGTTAAGAACTCCTTCTCCTCCTTCTTGAGCTTCTTCTGGTAATCCTTCAAGTCCTCCCCCATCGGAACCTCTGAGTGTAACCAATGGCTCTGCTCATGTTGTAACCAAGCTTCGTATGCCCAAGGGTACTTGAACGGCTTGAATGTGTTTCTCTCTTCTGTCAATTGTGGCTTCATTACCATTGTCTCCATGTGTTAGCAATAATGTGTAGGCAGGTGACTATCTCTAGCCACCGTACCCAAGTTACCCTTCGCAAGCTAGGCATGTCTCTCCATTTGCAATAGCTGTCATATCAATCGTCTCCTCAATGCGCTGGCGTTTAACCTGAGCACCAACCTTCTCTGCCTTACGCACCTTATCAGAGCGTAGGTAGTACAAACTCTTCAACCCCATCTTCCACGCCATGAAGTGTACAGCATGTAGATAGGCAATGGTTGTATTGGGCTGGAAGAATAGGTTAACACTCTGTCCTTGGTCAATAAAAACCTGTCTATCTGCTGCCAACTCGACTAACCATCGCTGGTCAATCTCCATCGCTGTCTTGAACACCTCCTTCACATCCTCTGGTATGTCCAGATGCTGAACGCTACCATCGTTGGCAATAATAGAAGCCCAAGTGTCATCGTTGTCCACACCAAGTTCAGCAAGGCGCTTAACAAGGAATCGGTTACGGTAGACAAACGCACCACTTAGGGTATCCTGCCGAAAAACATTTGCTCGATACGGCTCCACGGATGGCGAAGTGTTACCCATAATAAGACTAGAAGAAGCATTGGGAGCGATAGCCATATGATGACTAAACCTACGCTGAATGCCAAACTCACTTGCATCCGGGCAAGCGCCTCTTTTAAGAACAAGTATATTGTCTGCACGTTCACATTCCTTCTGTATGTGTGAAAATATATCACGGTTAGTTAACTTAGCCATAACACCATCAATAGGCATGTTATTCTTCTGCAAGTAAGCATGGAACCCTAGAGCGCCCAGTCCAACACTCCTTTCACGGGAAGCAGAATAAATAGCCCTACGAATGTGGTTAGGAGCGTTATTGAGAAAATAGCTAAGGACGTTATCAAGCATTTCCATAACATCAGGAATAAACTGTTCATTATCCTTCCAATCATCATAGTACTCCAAGTTGAGGCTAGACAGACAACACACTGCTGTTCTGTCGGCACTGGTAGGCAAGAAGATTTCAGTACATAGGTTAGACCCATTGATCTTTAAATCCTGGGCTTGTAACCACTCAGGCATATCTCTGTTAGCCGTATCAATGAAGATGAAGTATGGCTCACCTGTCTGCATACGCAAGTCTAACATCTTCTGCCACAATCCCTTAGCACTAACTACCTCAGCCACCTCACCGTTCGCAGGGTTAATCAACTCCCAATCATCGTTGGCCTCTGGGTCTTTCATGCAACGCTCAATAATATCCATGAACTTATCGCTGATATTAATACCATGATTGAGGTTGAGGGTACGCAGGTTTTGGTCACCAGTAGGTTTACGCATTTCCAAAAACTGAGTAATGTCAGGGTGACTAACATCCAAGAATGCAGCATAGCTTCCTCTCCGTGTGCGCCCCTGACGGTATGCCAAAGAGCTTGCATCATACATCTTTAGGTGTGGCATCACCCCAGTAGATTTATCATCACTGTTGCGAATACCAAGGTGAACACCAACACCGCCTCCAAGCATTGATAACCAGTTAGTCTCAGACAGATTATCGACCAAACCTTCTGCGCTATCATCCATATAATTGAGAAAGCAAGAGATAGGTAACCCACGCTTACTACGACCAAAAGAAAGAATGGGAGTGCTATAAGACAACCAATGCTTAGAGCTATACTCGTACAAACGTTGAGCGTGTTCAGGGTTGCTTGAGAAAGCTTCTGATACAAATGCAAACCTCTCTTGTGGGCTAACTTCTTCATCTTTCATGTAACTTTCTTTGAGACGTTGTAGCCCCAGAGCATCAAATAGGCTATCCCGTGTTAAATCAATTTTAATTGTCATCCAATATTTCCTCTAGGTAATCGGCTCGTTCTTCAATGGCATCCATAAACTTAGCGACAATATCAGCACTACGAATGTCCAGTAGTTCCAATATTGTCACCTCGTCTAGGCGCTCTAGTTTATCACAAATGTCAGGTAGCGTCAGCATATTTCTTCTGTAAATAGTTCATAGATAGAAACATCTCATCAAACGCACCGTCCTCCACTTCGTTTAACATGACCAACCCACGCCAATGTTTGTTGCTAAGTTGATCCATGTAATCCTCGTCGTGTAGGTAGTAGCTGCCAGCGATTATCCCACAGATGGCGGTTCCGTCTGCTCTTTTGCCGTAAGCAACTTGTTTACCCTGCTGATGACCTGCCACGCAAGACATGTGAAGCTTATTAACGATAACAGTAGCAGAACTAGCTGGTCGCCCCATAACACCAACAGGCCAGTAGTGGCAGAAACCAACACCATTGATAAAAACAGGTTTAAGAAATTCATGTACATCCCAATCTTTTTTGTAATCTAAGTCATCTGTCGAAATCACACCTTCGAGCATAGGCGTGTTAGCCACTGCGCGGTTGATGCGGTTCTCATGGTTACCTAATGTCATCACCATACGGGGCTTATAAACCTTAGTCTTGTTATTTTTCTGACTGGTTTGTAAATCACGCAGAGGCTTCAACAGCTTCTTCATGGCTACCTTCACACAGTTAACGTCATCCTTGTAGCGCTTACCTTCAAAGTATTTACTACCAGCCTTATCGTGAGTGGACAAGGAGGGCATATCCGCGAAGTCGCCAATGTTAATAACAACATCTGGTCGGTACTCACAGATGGCCTTCCCTGCCCACGTTAGATGATCTGTCGGAATCCCCGGCTTAACTTGACAATCCGGTATCACTAAAATCTTAGTCAAACCTTTCCTCCCAATACTCATCTAACATAATGTCTACCTTCTCGTAAACACCAACGTAACCACAAGTGTCTAAGAATGTTGCAAACTGTCGCATAACATCATCCCATCTGGCGTCCTCGCTACAAACGTAGAATAACTCTGAGCTGGTCTCCACGCTAGGCCGTGAGCAATTCTTCTTAAAGTGGTAATACTGTTTATCCATTCTTCTCTCCATAAATGCTAGGGAAGAGGTCAGTCAATATATCCTTACACTGATCTGCTACTTCCCTATGTTCCTTCTGTGTTGCAGCGTCACAGCGAATGTCCACATAGTGCATCCAACTCCGCAACGTCCCGTTCATATACATCCGACTATTGGTTAACCCCTCGGGCAGTATCTTACGCGCTACCTCCTTAGCTACCCCGTTGTTCAGAGCAGCTCCATACACCCCTCTAGCTTGCGCTATCAGGCTACGTTGCATCTCATCCCACCAGCGCTGTAACTCTCTGTCCTCGGTAGGGAGGCTGTTCTGTCGGTTCTTCTCATCCTGTAACCGAACCTCACTGCACTCCATATCCAAAGCCTCGGCGTACCGCTGGCTAAACTCTTGGAAGCTGAATGACCGATGCCGCAGAATCTGTCGTGCTATGTCCCGTGTTACCTCAATCTCCATGCAAACATTAACCATCTCGAAGGGTGACCAATGCTTGTTATTCATCAGGTAACGCAACAACTTAGGTGCTGTCGCTACGTTATTCTGATTCTCTGGGTTTGAGACACGCGCCATATAAGCAACCATCTCCTCAGCATGAGGTGTTACCCACATTAGCTTTACGTTCATTT